ACAAGGTCAAGCAATGGCGGCTTATCAACACATGGTGAATTGTCACGCACGCCAAAAAACTCAAACGGTATTTTGTTTAATGCTTTGCCGTTTATTTGTGGGTAAATTTCATCCACTAAAATAAACTCACCGCGCTTGTCTTTTCTGAAAACACGTTGACGATAAATTCCACCATCGCCTAAATCAAGAACGCGCCATTGTGGTTCGCATTTAGATTCAAACTCATCAACTGCAATCTCGTTTTCTTCTTCAAGCACAACAAGCGTTAACTGTTCAACGTTGTTAATACGTCCAGTTTTCCAATTAATGATTGATTCTGCATCGTACATGGTCGCGTAAGGTCTTGCGCCTTGTGCCTGTGCTTGTGCAAGTGTTACCGCGTTAACAATAGGTGGATAATCAACAAGCACGCCTACTTTGCCTATAACAACAACTTCTTCCGCTATCATTTCAGCAAATTGATGTAGCGTCAACCCACCCATTGTAACGTCTGCGATAATGTCATCTAATGATGATGGTGCTGTTATTTTTGGAGGTGTTAAAAAAAGCATACCTGTTAATCCATCAACCGTCCTAGCAGTCGCGTTATATAGCATTGCTCTTTTTTTGTACGCATGATACTCTTGGTCTGTTTGACCACTAAGCTTAGGTAGATATTTAACCCCAGCTTCGTGAATTTCGTCTTGACCCTTTATAATATTTTCGCAACGCTCCCATTGCTCATAGTGTTCTAAATATTCAGAATGCTTAGTATCTACAGCCATTGTTTTTCCTCAAAATATTGATTGTTGAGTTAATTTTAAGCCTTTTTCTTTTGCTATTGATAGCTCTATTTTATTTTTTTGAATTGGAGCAGGTAATTTAGCACCTTTTAAAATATTTTCTTTTGCCCATAATGGACGTAAGTTTAAATAGTGATTTAATGTTATTACATCAATTTCATTTTTAGCAGATGCCAATGGAATAATGTGATCTATATGCCATTCGTTTCTATTTTCCCAACTCATGCCATCTTTAAACTGTGATTCAATATGATTAGCAAATGAAATATAATCACATCCTAAAATTTCAAATGTTCTTGATTTTTTAGCGTATCCATTTCTTTGTAATGATTTTCTTATTAACCCACCAATCCTACATTCCATTGAAAATACAGGGTTTTCTTTTCTTTTTTTAATTGCGTATTTATTTTGGGTTATTCTGCTTTTTTCTTTGTATTTTTTTCTGCTTTCTTTTCTTTTTAAAGAAATTAATTTTTTGTTTTTTGATTCATAAGACTTTCTTCTTTTTTTTATTTCTTCTTTATTTTTTTCAGCATAATTTTTTGCATATTTTAAAATTTTTTCGTTATTTTGAATTCGATAATTTTTTGAATAATTTAATATGTGTTGTTTGTTTTTAAAAAGCCAATTAACTCTTTTTTCTGATATTTTTTCTTTATTGTTTAAAACATATTGTTTTTGGCAATCTTTACATTTTGAACATAATCCACTTTTTTTACTTTTATCTTTGTTAAATTCAGATATTGGTTTTATTACTTTGCATTTTGGGCAGGTGTGAGTATTCATTTGAGCAACCTTTCACTATTAGGTTATTCACTACATAGGAATTATGGCAGGTGAGTAGTGATTTCACTTTTCGACCGCTAAATCTAGCCATGACGTAATTATAACATAATTTGAATTTTTAAATACCTGTTATCGTAGCAAATTGCGGGCGATTATTTACTACTGGATAGCGATACGATACAAAGTAACCAGCGGCATCGACAATATGATCAAATCCTCCTTTTTTGTCTGGCTCTCCATTTTTATCATAAGCCTGTTTTTCTAATGACTCCACTAATATTGGGCAATACTGAGGATTAACAAAGTATTTTCGCTCTCCTTGATTGTTAATCATTTTATTAAATGATAGTACGCGATCTTTTACAAATGGGTTTTTTGAATTGACTAATACTTGCAAACCGTATGCTCTCATGATGCTGTGGTCACTCTCGCTGGCATTGTTTGACTTTCTAGCATTACCACTCGCGTCTGGATAGATTAAAATACGATGTGCATGGTATTTTTCTTTTAATATTTTTGATAGCGTTGGTGTATCAAACACACCAGTAAATTCAAAAACTGCGTGAGGAATATCGCCACGAATAACATGAATAACAGCGGACATATTAGTAACATTATAATCGACTCCGCAATGGAGTACATCATCAGGCATAATGGTTTCATTGCTTGCGTTAAGTTTTCTGTCGAATTCATGGTAGACGCTCCCAGCGTTAAGGTTTACAAAATTGCCATCAAGATATGCGGATAATTGTGCGCTTGAGTAAGTTGCCTTTAATTGGTCAACATATCCAGCAGGAAGCCTTTTGTTTGAGCTTGTTGGGGCTTTGATTAGCTTATATCCTTTGCGCTTTTCTTTTCCCCATGTCTCATACATAAAGCCAAATCCTTCAGGCGTTGATACTGCCGCAAGAGTGTTTTTTCTCCCGTCTGGTTTCTTTTGTCTGCATCTTCCAAGCATTTTAACCCATACTGTTCTTGCTTGGTCTATGCGTAGCGTATCAGCCTCATCTATCACCGCGTCAGCGACTTCAAACCCAACCAAACGCTCTGGATTGTCAGCCGATCTAAATATTATCTGTGAACCGTTCTCTAGTTTGATGGTCGCATCACTTCGATTTAATTTATATTCTATCTCAAGTTTTTGCAGTATTTCTTCAAAGCGTGGAAACGCAATCAATCTAATTAAATCGTATGTCGGCTCAATAAAACCAAAATCCATTGCTGGATATTGTAACGCAAGTTTAATAATCCTTAACACTGCCGCGTGACTTTTTCCCGCTCCATATCCTGCAACCATTGCTGGATGTGTTGATTTTGAATTAATGAACTTTTTTTGCGGAGTGCTTACTCTAATCTTCGTCGTCATCGTCATCTAATCCGTCATCTTCAATAAACTCAAATTTCTTTATTGAGGCTGTTTTTATAGTTGCTTCAACACGATCTGTTGATACGCCTGCTGCTTTACCTCTGGCAATTTCAGCCGTAATTGCCGCATTGATTTGATTGTTTTTTACAGCAAGGTTGCGCAACGTCATCAAGTCTTTTAAATGCGATTCAAGCGTAATGCCAACGGCTTCAATGATGGGTTTGCGTAATTCTTCAATACGCCCCGTTATAGCCCCGTCTGTCATTAGCTCGCCAGCTCTTTTAATAACTGTTGCTGCTTTAGTATTTTCGCCAACATCGTAAGCCCCGCGATAAGCGTCAGCCTGTGTTTTGCCTTCTGCAACCAGTTGTGCAAAGCGTTCTTGTTTAGGTGTGAGAGCCATTTGGTTCTCCTAATGATTGGAGCGTGGCGGTAGGGATTGCACCTCCGCTTTCTAACTGGTCGCTAGAAATAGCCTTTGTGCCACGCTTTGGATAAGGTTTTGATAATAACATTAATTTTTGTTTTATATTATCATTTAATGGCATTAAATATCTATGTTTTGATGATCCCATGATAATTTTTAAGCCTTTATTTAAATAATTTTTATGACTTCCGTGTTGTTTTCTAAAGGCTCTTCCATGATAACGTTTTCCATTATAAAAATATTCTTCTGCTGGCGTTGTTGTTCCAGTATAAATCCAATTAGTTGCTTGATATATTCCGCCATAATGTCCTTGTTCTTGATCTGCAAATGAAACAATTAACTTTATATTTTCATTTGTTTTTTTTAAAAATTTAACTGCTATCATCATAATTTTACTAACTGGAGTTAAATGATTTTTTAATGCAATTCTTACTAATTCAGCACATTCTGTTTGATCGCAATCGTAAGGTTTTCCAACATCTTTATTTGCGCCACGTCCAAAAATAACAACGCCTATAAATTTACCATTTTCCCATGCGCCAATTTTTACAAGTTTGCCAACTGGAATACATTTGCTGTAATGCCAATTTTCACACGCATATTTTGCGGCTTCATGAGTAGCAAAATCTATTTTTAATTCATGCTTCACGACTATCAAACTCTTTTCCACAATGTGGACAATTTATGTATTTTGGATCTAATTTATCTAATTTCCCTTGATCTTCTTCATTTCCTGCATCAAAGTTTATTTCATTATCAAATTTGTTTAATTCATCAACATCAAACCCAAGCAAATCCAAATCAAACCCATCGTCCGACAATTCCCCCAGCTCTAACGCCAACAAATCATTATCCCAGCCGCTATTCAACGCCAAACGATTATCTGCAAGGATATATGCTTTCTTTTGCGTCTTAGTGAGGTGTTTAAGTTCAATGATTGGTACTTCATCAAGATTTAATTTTTTAGCCGCCAACACACGCCCATGACCTGCAATAATGCCGTTCTCCCCATCAATCAAAACGGGATTGTTAAAGCCAAACTCTTTTATGCTTGCCGCAATCTGCAACACCTGTTGCTCGCTGTGTGTTCGTGCGTTGTTCACATACGGTATTAAATCCGCTGTTTTACGTTGTGTGATTTTCATCAAGTAATCCTATAAGGTATTTTAGCTTTTAAGCACATTCTAACCATTGCTAATATTGTCGGTTTTAACTCAAGTGGTTCATTTGCAAATTTTAAACGATTTAAAACAGCGTTTTCGCCTTTTGTTACCGCATATAAATTTTTAATATTAAAATTTTGTTTGTCGTTATCATAAAACCTGACAATTGTTTCACCTGTTATTTCGCCATAATGCTGTGCATAAATCAAACGATGCTTTAATTTCCAGCAATGGTGTTTGTTACCACCTTCAGAAACTTTAACATAAACATAACCATCTCTATCTATTCTTTCATCGCCTAATGGTCGAGTGTTCCATGTTTCATTTCCTTTTTTAAATCTTTTTTCTGATTCGCCATTAACACCTTTTAATCCTTTATTCCACGGTGTAAACCCTTTTTCAAACTGCCCGCTGTTCATTTTAAAATAGCAGGCAGCTCTTTGCGTTCTGGAATGTCATTAATGCGTGTCTGTGCATCAAGGACTAAACGCGCATTATCCACAATTGTACGCGCAATAATTGTCAAACTTTTTGAGCGTTCTGCTTCAAAAGCAAGTTGTTCAACGCTTAATGATTCTTCGCTCAATCTTTCCATTTGAGCAAATAAATGATTGTTTAAATCTGTTAACGTATTTTTCATTCTAATTTCTATAAGCCATTAATATTTCTTTACACATGCCTGAGCGTACAACATCATCCACCGTAAACTCAACCATGCCTATCTTATCCACATTTTGTAATCGATTAACCGCGTCTTGTAAGCCACTCATGCCCGCAATATCTTTTTGATCTATATCACCATCAATAATGACTTTACAATCCTCACCAATGCGCGTTAAAAACAACTTCATTTGCTGTGGTGTGCAGTTTTGCGCTTCATCTAAAATATAAAAACACCGTGCAAACGTTTTACCACGCATAAATTCCAGCGGCTTAAACTGTATTGAGCCACGCTTTAGCAAATACTCTGTGTGAGATTTCCCAAGTCGCTCATTAAGCACATCTAGCAAAGGCTCCATGTATGGCGCATATTTTTCAGATAATTCGCCTGGCAAATAACCAAAACCACGACCTGCTTCTACGTTGGGTCGCGTCATGATAATTGTGTCAATAATGCCCTCTGACAGCATTTGAGCGGCTACCCCTGCCGCTATATACGTTTTACCTGTTCCCGCGCTACCAATGGCAAACGTAATCACATTAGCGCGTATTTGATTCAGATATTGCTGCTGTGTTTTGTTTAACGCGCGTACCGGTTTAATTTTCGGCTCATAATAATCATTTTGTGGTGCAAACTTAGCTGATCGTTTTTCTTTTCGCTTCATGCAGTTTTGTTCCTGTTTAAGTTAACCATCAAAAATTAACCACTAACACCGAGCCTCAAAATTATCAGAAAATGATCCGGTGGCGCAACTGCTCCTGTCTTTTTTCCGTGCAGGAGGACACGTTTAGCGGTTAATT